GAATTCATAGAACTGCGTGCCACAAATAAAGCTTTTGAAGTGAGAGCGCAGCGAAATCAATTATTGGCCGCTTCCGACTGGACCCAATTGGCTGATGCTCCTGTTGAAGCTTCCGCATGGTTTTCATACAGGCAAGAATTGCGTGACATTACGCAGCAAGACGGCTTTCCATGGGAAGTGGATTGGCCTGTAAGTCCGTAATCGTTTTGCCTTGTAATTAGTTGCATGCTATCTTAGTGATTGCGTTATTTAGACGTTATGCCTTGTAAGAAAAGTGAATTTATCTCCATGCTCAATTCTTATGTGATTGCACGATCAACTAATGATTTGGGCTTAATTACGCTTTCTGGAAATGCTTTAAAAGAATTAGTGGATGGTCTTGAATACGGCCCAGAAGAAGATCAAGCAGGTGATTCCCAAGAGGAGGTAGGTTAATGGCTTCTAAAAGCAAGATTGGCATTAGCGGCCAAAAACTTCATACGCCAGCCAAGCCTAAACGCACGTTGCAAGGGGATGGTAAAAATAGCAAACCCAACCATGGACGAAAACTGTCTAGGGGGCAAGGGAAATAATCAAAGGGCCGTAAGGCCTTTTTTATTATCTGTACAATAGAAGGAAAGCTTAATAGTCATGGGCCAAATCTTTACAGGCGGCGAGCAGTTTGAAACTCATATTGAGGCTGATTATCGTGGTAATATCTTGCAAAAAGGCCCTGATAGCGGAGAAGTTGATGCATTTGGCCGTCATCGCGCTAGTCTACCATTTACGCTTTTTGATAGCACGCAGCGTTATACAAAACGCACGGATCAATGGTATGAAACAACGTCAGGTGGTGGTGTAGTTAACTATTTGACAAACGAAAGTAGTTCTGAACTTACTATTACCACTGCATCGGGAGACTCCGTATTGCGTCGTACAAAACGCAACATGCCTTATCAGCCAGGGAAAAGCTTGATGGTCATGCAAAGCTTTTGTGGTGCAGCGTTAGCCTCTGGCCTCATTCAAGAAGTGGGATTGTTTGATGAAGGCAATGGAGTGATGGTACGAGCCAGTGGCACCACTTTGCAATTTGTCATTCGTAGCAAAACCAGCGGAAGCGTTATTGAGAATGTGGTTAATCAGGATCAATGGAATATTGATACACTTCATGAACTAGATTTTTCTAAGACCAATATTTTTACCACTGATTTGGAATGGCTTGGTGTTGGACGGGTGAGAGTGGGCTTTGTTATTGACGGTGAATTGCATTATTGCCATGAATTTAACCATGCCAATCATGAAACCAAGGCTTATATGACAACTGCCATCCTTCCATTGTCCTATCGCATTGCTAGTCAATCAACACTTGCATCTAGCGCCACATTGAAGCAAATTTGTTGCACTGCCTTAAGCGAAGGAGGGTATGAACCTGCTGGTCCTATTTATGTGGGAGGCGCTGGTATTGGAGGATCAGCAAGCATTACAAGCGAAACTTTAGTGGCTGCCATTCGCATGGCATCTGGACGCACTGACAATGTTATCTTGCCTGCCCAAGTTGACGTGGCTACAGATGGCAATGCATTGGCGCAATGGCGTCTCTATTTAAATCCGACGATTTCTGGGGCTACGTGGAATGCTGCCGCTAATGGACGAGGCAATGTACAAACAGTATCTAGCGGAACGATTAGTGGCGGCACTGTTGTGGCAGCAGGACTGTTAAGCGGAAAAGGAAATGTTGAATTCACTCCTGAAAGCGCATTAGCTCTTAGTCTTGGCAAGGACAATGCAGGAAACAGTGATATTCTTGCTCTTACCATTCAATGCGATACTGCCATGAAAGCTACTGGCCTGATTGGATGGCGTGAATTCGTTTAAGCTAGAAAAAGAATAATTATTGTAATGGAGCCAAGGAATGGTAGATCCGGCTGTTTATAACATTACCATTCATCAGGGGGCCACTTTTGATCTTGCCTTGCAATACAAGGATGCAAGTGGAGTGCCTATTAATATGACTGGCTATACAGTGGCCGCTCAATTATGGAATCGCACTGGCACAAATAAACTTGCAAATTTCACTGTTTCTTGGGCATCGCAGGCTAGTGGTAGTTTTAGGATTCGACTAGCAAGTAATGTTACTAGCGGTATTACTGACCAAGGACAATACGATGTCATGATTACAGAGCCTGGTGGAGATAAATATTATTTAATACAAGGCCTGGCTATTATTGATCTTGGCCTCACCGGGAAAGGATTATGACGGTTGTTGTAACAAAACAAGACGCGCTTCTTGTTATCCAAGAAGATGCACGACCCGCCATTGAAGTGGCGCTTTCGTCTCCCGCTTCTATTTCCATTGCCCAAGGAGGTCCTCAAGGAGCAGTTGGTCCGCCGGGTCCTGTTGCCCTTAACTTTGATGATTCCGCTAAGATTAATGGAAGCGTTGTCTATTACGATGCCGCATCTTCTTTGTACAAAGTAGATGCAAGTGTTACGGTCATTGGACTAACTGATGGAGGCAATTTTTAGTGACTAACAACATTCGCATCAAGCGTCGTGCCAGTGGCGGTAGTGCAGGCGCTCCCGCATCATTGGCCAATGCAGAATTGGCGTATAACGAAAGTGATGCGGGAAATGGTATTCTTTATTATGGTTACGGAACTGGCGGAGCAGGCGGTTCAGCCACTCAAATCGTTGCCATTGGCGGTGATGGTGCTTTTGTTAATTTAACTGGCACGCAAGTTATTAGCGGAAACAAGTCTTTTACTGGCACGCTTACCATGAGCGGCGCCACAATTGACGCCATTAACACAACTGGTAGTATTGTTGTTGGCGGAAATTTAACGGTTAATGGTACAACTACAACTGTTAATAGCACAACAATAACTGTTGATGATAAAAACATTGAACTTGGTTCAGTCAATAGTCCCACTGATGCTGGCGCAGATACTGGCGGCATCATCCTTAAAGGCGCCACTGACAAGACAATTTTATGGCTTGACTCTACTGACGCTTGGACATTTTCCGAGCATGTTGCATTAGCTTCAGGCAAAAGTTACTACATCAATGGCTCAACCGTATTAAGCGCTACGGCTCTTGGATCGGGAGTTGTCCAGTCATCATTGACGTCAGTGGGCACTCTTACGAGCGGTTCTCTTGGGGCAGGCTTTACGACAGTTGCCATTGCGCGAGGAGGAACGGGAGCTAGTGATGCTAGTACGGCCCGCACTAACCTTGGCATTGCTATTGGGACAAATGTTCAGGCATGGGATACTGATTTAGATACGCTTTCAGGGATGCAAGCTGGTGCTGCTACAGCACTTGCAGCGCTTACATCCACTGAAGTTGCCATTATTGATGGTTCCACTTCTGCCACTGCTACCACCTTGGCACTGTCGGATCGCATGGTTATTAACGATGGAGGCGCGATGGTACAAGTTGCGCTTAGCGATCTTGTGACGTTTCTAGAGAATGGCGCTGTTAGTGGGTTTGATATTGACGGGGGCACTTATTGATATGCCACGCAATAATCTTATCGCCATTCGTCAAGGAACCACAACCCCTAGTGCTGTAGATTTTGCCATTGGAGAACCTGCATGGGATAAGACGGGCAAAAAGCTCTACATCAAAGCCGGCGACGGCACGATGGTGGAGATTGCTGGCGGCGGTGGTGGAGGCGGCAGTCCTTTCACGGCAAGCACAACAGTTCCAAGCGCACCAGTTAGCGGCCAGCAATGGCTTGATCTAAACAGTGGCAGGTTCTATTTCTACAGTTCCGATGGTAATTCTTCCCAATGGGTGGAACTATCAATACCAGTTGCCGGACCATCTTTTTTGGCTAATGCCAATCCACCAAGTCAACCAAACGTTGGTGATGAATGGCTTAATACAGACACTGGTATCGGGTATCGTTACATTGCAACAGCATCTGGATCGCAATGGGTGGAGGTAACTTAAATCATGGCTATTGATTTTCCATCTAGTCCGTCTCTTAATCAGACGTACACCTATCAAGGCCGATCCTGGCTGTGGAATGGAACAGCTTGGCAAAGCTATTCTGCCGCCACTGCTCCTGAAGTTGGTACAAATACGGTTAGTCAAACCGTAAGCCTAAACCCTCAGGCAACGACTGTTGTTAATTTCACCATGCACCCCATGGTGCAGATTTATAGCATGACATCATCGGTGTCTGCTTGGGTGCGCGTTTATCAATCCAGTGCAGCATCAACAGCTGATGCTTCTCGGCTTGTTACTGTTGATCCATTAGCAGGAGCTGGTGTTGTTGCGGAAATTTTAACTACCACTGCAAATCAAACAATTACGCTTAATCCAGTGGCGTCTAGTGTAAATGCTGAGAGTCCAAGGACTAGCGTGTATCCTGTGAGAATCACAAACAATGACGTATCCGCCACGTCTGTGACGGTTACTATTAACTACGTTTATCTGCAAGTTTGAATCATGGCAGCCATTTCAGGAACCGCAACAATTAACCTAGGCGGCGACTCATCCGCCGCTGGTTTGTATTCGCTATGGAAGAACACAATCTGCCCTGGCATGGGTTTTTCAAATAGCACTGAACTGCTGCAAGACGTAACTAATACACGCCTTGTTTATACAAAAACCAATTTAACTGGCACCTACTCAACAACGTATTGGCGTTTTGGTTTTGGCACCAATACCGTCACAATGAACCTTTACCATGCTTACAACACTTCTACGGATGTAGGCACTGGGCTTATTTCAAGCCTAAACAATAATACATTCACAATCACGGCAGCATCCTATTCTTACATCATCTACTATTGGAAAGATGATGCAGCCAATCCTCAATGGGGGATGGTCAATGTGCGCCGCTCAGATGCTTTGTCGATGGGCAGTGGTAGCTATAACGGCGGATATGGATGGTGCAAGATTACGCCATTCAACATCATGGATGCCAACCAGCAGCCAACTACATTGTTTATTGGCAGCAATGCTAGTAGTTCTGCAACTCGTCAGTACTGGTTTAATACCACATCCACAACTTTCTATGGCGGCACTTCAACCTGTGGCACCACGCAAAGCCTAGGCAAGACTGGCTTACAAACCGACTTTGCACTAGGGCATATGAGTGCTGGCCTAAGCGTAGGACAAGGCACTCTTCAAGCAGGTACATTCTATCAAGGTGGTGCTACGCAAGCAGGAACAGCGCCTACAATCGTCACCCCCGTCATTGTTGGTTCGCATGGTTTGGCGCTTGGCTACATCAACGACTTAGACATTGGCATTGCCGTTCCGCTTGAATATGACAAGTATCGAGTGGAAGACCGATTGGTCGTCACTGCTGGCGTTGAAGAATGGCAACCGACGGGACGCTATTCCAATTCACTTCACATACGAGTGGTCTGATGGCAAACTATACTGTGCCCACTACGATGGACATCTCAGCGTACATTGCGCTGCTGTCCATGAAGGCATATTCATACAGAAAAACAAGCTCTCCCGTGCCACTGATTATGCCATTTGGCACGCAACCAACACGTCCAACTTCCGGCCAACTCTACCCCCGTCCAACACGATGACCTACCCCAAGATCACCCTGACTTCTGAGGTTACGATTCAACCCCCTGTTTATACTGACACGTTGATTGTCAAGCAAGTGCTTGATATTCCAGCAGAAAAGACAGTGCGTTGTGAGGTGATCAAATCAGAAGCGCCGTATTTTGCAGAGTGGATTGTTGTTTGGGCAGGTGAAGCTTACGATGCTGCCGGCCAATGGACCGACGATGATCTGGAGGCTGCAATCAAGGCCTACTACGCTGTTGCCTGAATTGCCGTAGCTTCATGAGCGTGCTAAGTTGAAGCGTCTTGCTTCTTTTTGATGAGCACTTCGTGGTATGACCATCAAGTGGAGAGCTTGTGCGATATTCTTCAAGACCTTTTGTCTGATGACGATCCAGCACAAGCAAAGCGTGCATTAAATGAGGCCATTGAAAGCTGGAAAAGTTATCATCAAAAAGAACTAACCAAATGGACTGTGCTTCAGCAATTACTGAATGTCCAATGAATAAGTGATGCGCAATTCCCCGCCTAGCGCTTTCACTGCATCGCTAGCGTTTTCTGGCGGGGCATGTTCAATCATCACTGAAGGAACAACGGCATCAGGAAGTGTAGTGATTTTGGCTTGAGGAAATAGCTCTTGAGCTTTTGTTGCTAATGCTTCAGCTTTGTGCTGACGATCTTCCTTTTCCCATTGTTCTTTTAATGCAGACGCTTGTGCGTCCACTTTTTCCATGACAATTTTAGTTTTCCATTCCGTCCAATCAGGACGACAATGAGCCATGAGAAGCTTAAACCATGGAGAAAAAGCTAGGTTGGGCCACTGTTGAACAACCCATAATCCAGCTTCATAGCAAAGAGCATTTACCCAACTTTCCTTCGTCATATTATTGGTATCGCTTAAGATTAAAGGACAGCGGAACTGCAATTCCCTGTCCACGGATACCTAAAGGAGTAGGCATCATGTCCATGATAGAAGAATGGCGTCCCGTCGTTGGCTACGAAGGGGTTTACGAAGTGAGCAGTTTTGGGCGGGTGCGTAGCTTGGACCGCTGGGTGAAAGCAAATTCCGGCCGAAGGAGAACCGGAGTTCGCTACTTTACACCATCGGCGTCAGGAAAAAACAAAAAATATAAGCGAGTTCTTTTGCGTAATCCAGACAAACAGCGCCCCGTTCATCACTTAGTGCTTGAAGCGTTTGTTGGTCCTCGCCCAGAAGATTGTGAAGCTAGGCATTTGGATGGCAATCCTGGTAATAATAGGCTTGACAATTTAGCTTGGGGAACAAAAGCCGAAAATCAAGCCGATAAAATTAGGCATGGCACAATTCTGCGTGGCACAGCAAATCCAGCCAGCAAGCTTACCGAAGCCGATGTGATAGCCATACGCGCCAGCAATAAAAGGCAAGTTGACTTAGCAGAAATTTATGGAGTAACTCAGCCCATTATCAGCGCAATTCGTTTGCGCAAAATATGGAAGCACCTTGATTAACCTTCTTGAAAAACAGAAATATAAACCGTACCTTGTTTGGTTAAAGGCAGAATTTTGTCGCGAAGATCAATATTAAAGGTCCTGCAACAACCGAGAGTTGGTACCAGAGGTTGCTTAGGAGCCCATGCGCCAGGCCATCCATTTGCGCTGCCGCCTCCATGTAGGCATATTCCTGCGCGTCCATTTTCAACCTCTTGATTTTCTAGCTCAATCATGTCAAAGGTGTACCAGCCATATGCCATAAGGGTACGATCAAACGCAGGTTTGTCTCCCACGCGATCATAATCACGATAAACAGTGCCTAGCTTGTACAGACCTGGAGGACAATCGCTACTTTGAATGCGCCATTCAAAGTCACTATATTGCCCACGAGCGAGACAAGGAATCTCCCATAAAAGTTCTCCTTCATAGGAAAAAGCTTTCATTGTTTCATTGGCATCGTTGACAATCAAATGATGATCGCCGGCTTTAAAGCCAAAATCCTGAGGGCGTTTCTTGGGACCAATCATGGCAGTTGTCGTGCTTTCTGGAGCATATTCTTTCATCAGCTTAGAAAGTTTGATTGAATACTCGGGGTCAGTGGCATATCCTTGGCTTTTTAATGCACGCGCAGCAGCGTAACGATTAGGCATATTATTAATGCCCTTGAAATGACGATAGTCTTTGTACCAGCGTGTTACAAGATAATCAATACAAGCAGCAAGACTAGGAAAATCAATAAAACCAGCCTTAATGGTCACCCATTGGCCGTCGTACCATTCTTGCGTTGTAGTAGCAGTGCCAGAACCTTT